TTGGCGTGAACCATACCCAAGTCCAGGTAGATGGCCCCGACAAAAGCCTCGAACACATCCTCCATTATGTTCTCGTTGGTGTTCCACCCGTTGCGCTCACCCTTTTCATCCATCAAAATCATAGTATTCAGACCAAGCACTTTAGAAATTTCACACAAGGTCTTCCCGCGAACCATCTTCGTGCGGGCCTTGGTCAGGAACCCCTCCTGTTCCTTTTCGTGAAGGTCAAAAAGGTGTTTAGTTATGACGAATCCAAGTACGGAATCACCCATAAACTCGAGAGTCTCATAGGAACCAGTCAGACCTGAATAGCGTTTCAGGGCTGACTTGTGCGTAAACGCGCGCCGGTACAGCGCAAGATCTTTGACTTTGGTCCCTACCAGAGCATTCACGACGTCACGTGAAAGTTCTGGAGGGGGGACGAGAACAACTTGTTGTTCGAGACGCGCGGCCTCCATGGTTATGTTATATTACACACGTGGTTTTGTTTTAAGTCCATTTGGTCGTTTAGGCAGTGGCGGTTGCGGCGGGCTTGGCGACCTTGGGTCGCATCTTCTTCTCCTTTGGGGGGACAACTTCAGATGAAGTTGTCCCCGCGGCGCCGGAGGCGCCCTCGGCTGCAGGAGTCTCCACAGCCTTCTCCTTCTTGGCGCGGGGCTTCTTCTCCACTGGGGGCTTCTCCTCCTTGATGTAGTGCGGGTTGATGTACTTCTGGATATTCAGGAAAGTCACCTGAACACCCTCAGGCACCTGTAGCAGATCCTTCAGGGTCTCGTCCAGACCGATATTCTGACCAGTCTTCAGACCCTTGGCCTCAACGTACTCGTTCACCTTGCGAGTCACCTGGGACCGAGAGATCTTCTCACCCTCAGGCAGATTCAGGAAAGCCCGCAGCTTCTCGGAAACACCCAGAGGCTTGTTGAAGCCGTTGTTCTTGGTGCGAGCCTCCTGCTTCTCACCGGTGGGGTCCTCAATGTACTGGCGAATCTTGCGAACATCCTTGCGCAGAGCGCGCTGCTCCTTGGCAATAGCGTCGAGTGCGGCGTTCAGAGTCTCGAGAGTAATCGGAGTGTCCATCCTTTTGTACTATAGGAACGACGTGTCTCTTTAAGTCGCGAAACACGCCAACAGAAGTACCATGATCAACGGGATCAACGCAATCAGGAGAACTTGCCACACTTTATAGTGTTGTGCGTTCGAAGATGTCTGAATTCCACCTGGTAAAAGTGTTGTTGGAGTATCTATAGGTGTCGCCCCGGGAAGTTGCGAAGATTCGTCACTTTGTGGAATGTTTTGACCGTACCCAGGAGGAAGGTCTAGTCCTGCCGAAGGTCGCGCCTCGACACGCGTGACTGGATCTTTGTTTTCACATTTTCCACCACAACACCCGGGGTCACATGCGTATACAAACCCGTTTTGCTTGCTCACATACCCGCACATATTTGAATAAAAATCCAGCGGATCTGCGAGACATGTGCAATCTCTCAAAATGTATTGAGCTCCACACGAATTCATGTACTACTAAAGTTAAAGATTATTTTTGTATATGTATTACAGATGGAGTACGGAAAGCCCCAGAAGCTTCCAGACGGTCGGTACTTCTTGCGCATTTCCGGAAAGACTCAGCAGGTCAACGGTCTCGTGCTGCAGGATTCGCTCGAGACCAAGACGATCAAGTTCAAGGTTCCAGAGGGTACAGATATTTTCAAGACAATTGATGAGGACCTGCTCGCTCAGGCCAAGGCGTCCAAGGTGGAGTGGTTTGGCAAGGAGCTCTCCGATGAGACGATCCTGAACGCGTTTCAGGAGAGTGTGACGGATGGGGTTCTGGATGCCTCCTTGGCCACCGTCAAGGGTCAGGTGACCACGACTGCTTTTGATACCCAAAAGAACCCCGTTGAACTCCAGGCCGTCAAGACCGAGACCAAGTGTGATGTCGTGCTCGAGTTGGCCGGTCTCTGGTTCCTGAAAAAGTCGTTCGGTCCCATCTGGCGCGTGCTTCAGGTGCGTGTCCGAGGTGTTGCCCCCGTCCCGACCCCCAAGGAGTACATGTTCACGGACGAGCCCGAGGATGAGGAGGACCCAGCAGATTTTCTCGACTGAAAAGTTCCAGGGACGGGGGACGGGACCGAAAGTCCGTCCGCGGGGAAAAAATATCCCAACTTAGTATAAATGAATCGCAAGGGTCTGGCGATCGTTGTCCTCGTAGTCATTATTTTGTTCCTCCTGTTCAGCGGCCGGAAGAGTGGGTACGCCCCATCTGGTCAGGGCGCGGTGATGGGTATGAACCTGGGAACCGCTGCCGTGACCGCCGGCGGCGCGGGTCAGGCTGAGCGTATGGTGCCCGCCCCCGTGATGAGCATGGGTGACAACATCGGTCAGACCGTGTCGTCCGCCAGCCTGATCCCTCGTGACGTGGTGGCGACCGAGGACTTTGGTCAGTTCAGCCCAGACAAGATCCTGGGCAACCAGAACTACCTGGACCCTCGCAGCCAGATTGGCTACCCCGAGACGCTGGGCGGTGTTCTGCGCAACGCCAACCGCGACTTCCGCTCCGAGCCCCTGAACCCCCGCGCCCCAGTGAGCATCTTCAACCTCAGCACGATCCCACCTGACGTCATGCGTCCCAAGTTTGAGATTGATTATGAGTATCAGTAAGCCAGTCCAGTCGCGCAGGAGGACCTATGGTCCGACGGGAGAGGAGCTCCCTGGACTGTCCGCCCCACCACGAGTCCAAGTCCTGCGGACTTGTCCGTCTGCGCCTTCGAATAGTTAAAAAAATGGTCCGTTTCTATCAGAAATGGATTTTAAAACCGCTATGACTGAGTGGGTCGCCCTCAAGGCCCAGTTGGCCGCAGCTCGCAAAGATCTCGGAACGTTGAACAAACGTGAAAAGGATCTTCGCAAGTTTGTGACGCTACACATGCAGCAGAACGAGATTGACGCCGTCAAGGTTCAGGACAAGATCAAGGTCAATTTGAAAACAAAAAAGGTCAAGGGCTCCATCACGAAGGATGTTATTCTCAGGGGTCTTCGTACGTTCTTCGGTGGCAACGAAGCCCAGGTGGAGGGGGCCTGGAACGCCATTCAGGACTCGGCGCCCACCAAGGAGACGGCATCAGTGTCCGTAACGGGACTTAAGGACCTGACGCCTTGAATATTCAAGTAAAAATGGGCCAGGGTGACGAGTACTCACGCGATGCCTACCTTGGAGAACATTATGTATACAACTCGGACGAAGACTCCGACGAATTTGATTCTCAGCTCGACCCGGAAGATTGGCAGGCGGTCTACTCTGAAGACCTTTTGAACGCGTGGATGGTCATCTACGATGAGCTTCAGAGGAACTATTTGACGCACATTGTCAAGTACTCTCAGTTTGTGGAGTTTGTGATGGAGCCTTGGAAATGGCACTCGGGTTCAGAGCCAAACCCGACACACCGGCGTTTGTGGAACGAAATTTCGAGTATAGAAACTATTGATGACCGGGTATGGGAAGACCAGTTTCACGGGTGGGCTCAGCATCATCTGAGAGCGCTGGCGTAAAGAACCGACCACGCAGTGGTCGTGACCCCCGAGCGCTCACAGTTGAGTCCTGCGGACTCTTTTGTAAGCTTATTACAAATGATCGACATTACAGGACCAAAAGTCCTCGTGCCGACCATCCTTTTTGCTCTCTTGAGTCCAGGGCTTTTGCTTGGTCTTCCACCAGGTTCTGGACTTTTGATACAGGTACTCTTCCATGCTTTGGTCTTGGCCCTCTTGTCTTGGGTCGTCATCAATTTTGTTTTTAAATTCACAATGACCCCGGCCGACCTGATTGTCCCGGCCATACTCTTTATACTCTTGACACCAGGTGTGATCCTGACGCTTCCACCAAACGGTGGCCCTATCTTCTTCTCAGGTCACACGGGCCTCGTTCCAATTCTAGTCCATACACTCGTCTTTTCTATCGTGTGGGCAAGTTTGCGTGGTTTCTTTCCCCAGTTCTACTAGAGTATGAAAAACCTCATAATAGGCCCTGGGGCCATGGGGTTCTTTATGTACCTTGGAGTCGTGTCGAAACTCAAGAGAGGAGGTCAACTCGATGACCTCGAGGCCATCTCAGGTGCATCGGCCGGGGCGCTCATTGGGTTTCTTTACTGCATCACAAAAGGGGACCCAACAAAGGTTCTTGACTTTGCGTTGACTGTTCCCGTGAACCAAATTATGAAACCAAACATAAAATGTCTGCTCAAAAATTACGGACTCATTTCACACACTAAAATTAGAAAAGTTCTCGTCGATGCATGCAAGTCTTTTATTGGCAAGGACGACGCAACCTTTCAAGAACTCTACGACTTGTACCCCGTGAAACTCCACGTATCGGCCTATTGCGTAGACTTTATGAAGACTGTGTACTTTTCGGTCGATACGACCCCGACCATGTCTGTTCTCGACGCCGTGTGCGCATCGGTCGCCATACCCTTCCTCTTTTCGAGTGTAAAATTGAAAGATGGATGGAACTACATAGACGGTGGTGCAGCCGAGTTTGTTCCCGGGGGTCCTTTTCTTGGTCAAGAGGCTCTTGCATTGAAACTCGCGTGGAACAGACTTGAAAACGTCAAGGATCTCAAGACGTACGCCATAAGTATTCTTTATTCTTCTATGAAATTGAGACACACGTATGACTTTCCTTCTATGGACCTTGAACTTCCAGGTGAGGACATATTTGATTTTGGTGCGTCAAACGATTCGAAGCTCAAAATGTTTTTGAAGGGTTTCGAGCAGGGCGCCCGATAGGGCGGCCTGTGAGGCCGGAGGCCTCCCCGGGAGCGGTCTAGGACCTGCGGTCCTAGAACTTTTTTCGCACCTAAAAATAACAAAAGATGCGTACCATTATTCGATCGGGATACGTTCAGCACCGCAAGTCTAAGCGTATCACGGTTCACAGGAAGGACGGCAAGACCTATACGTACACGCGTAAGGCGGGGACCACGCGCGTGCGTGCCGTGCCTACCAAGGACGTGGGCGCGATCGGTAAAGGCCCCAAGGTGATCGGCAAACTCAAGGCGGGTATGTTGACCCGGTACCACTACCACCCCGTGGAGGCACCCAAGGATCGTCGCCGCGCGCTCGTCAAGGCGGTGACAAAGGGCCACGAGGACCCTCACGCCGTCATCCGCCGTCTCATCGCCATCAGCACGCTGACCAAGCGGACTCTGCCCCGTGCGTCCCGCATTTACAAGGAGGATGCTCGGTGGGTCCACAGCAAGTACTCCAAGATGTTCGGACGGCGTTAAATTCTTGAACTAAATTAGTATGAGTCAGACTAAACTCCAGCGTTTTCAAAACTATGCCATGCGACCAAACACCAATATCAAGTGGTCGATAGCACATGGTAAGTATACGGACCCTTCACATCTTCGACACTTTCCAGTCCCCGAAGGCGTGTATGTTTCGCTCGTAGCTGTGCCCGGATTTCCTCTTTCTAAAAACATCATCTATCACCCCACGTTCCACGATCTTCACCGAAACATCCGTCTTACACGAGAGTTTATTAAGCACAGAATTCCTAGACAGCATTTACCTTCGGCCCTTCGTTACTTTTACTCGCAAAATCCACGCGTTTACCTTCCAGGAGACCCCATCGTAGACTTGGAACTGGAGTACAAGGATCCCGACCCGTACACAAATATCTTCCTCGGGGTCAAGAGTCTCAAGCACCATTCCAAGTCTTTTACAAACTCGAGCGTTCACTTGTCGAACATATTGACTCGTCCAGGTGTCTACTTTATCATCGCGTGTCGCGGCACCACGAATAACAACACACGAAGGACTATGCAACGTCACGAAGAGAGCCTCGCACAGTCCCTCAGCAAACGGCCAAAGAACATCATGTCACTGCGTCGAAACGCCAATGAGCCTCCAGCGAAGAGGCGATAAAAAATTGAGGTATAATAAATGAACTCATCTGCTCGTCAGACCTTTATGGGTATTAACAACAATAAAAAGAAACTCATGAATGTTTGGATTGGGCGTTTATTCGACCTTCTCAGTCAAGGAACATTCGCGACAGACCGTATACACAGTTATCTTTCTAACAGCAACGCTGCTCATGCTAGGCAAATACTTATTCATGTATCTCCAGATGTTGTAAAATATTTGGATGAAGTTGCCGTTGCCACGAGTCCGCATGCAGGCATCGCCCAAGTTTATCGTTCTTTCGAACTGGTTAACCCGGGTTATATTCAAGCCGTTAAAAACAAATTCCAAGCCGATATTAATTTTTATCTCTCCCGGGAACAAGCGTTGCGTGCAAACGCCCAGAAGAGGGCGGCAAACGCGCAGGCGAACGCGGCGCGGCGACGCGCGGAACAGGCGGAGGCGAATGCTCGGCGTGCGAACAACAACGCCAGAGCGCGTCGGGCTGCTGAAAACGCCCGGACGGCAGCAAACGCGGCGGCAAAGGAAGCCAAGAAGAAAGAACAGGAAGCACGAGCCTCGGCGGCGGAAAAGGCTCGTTTTAATGCAACTAGGCAAAAGGCAAAAGAAGCAGCAAATGAGGCTAAGCAAAAGGCGCGCGCCGAAGCGAATGCGGCTCGACAACAGGCGGAAGCGGGGGCTGGCCCGAGCCGCCGTCAGTCTCCTCCACGCCGTCAGTCTCCTCCCGCCCCCGTGAAGACGAATGCTAGTCAGAATCGTACGATGCGAAACAAACAAAACCGTGAACTGGCGGCCCATTACGAGATTGTTGGACGTTGGCGTCAAGCTTTTGCGAATACAAAAGCTCAACAACATTTAACAACTCGTCAGACTGTTCGGAAAATGGCCAAGAATCACTTGAGTTTGAACCTGAATACTCTCCTTCCAAATGGAGGAAGAGGAGTACAGAAAAAAGTCTTGGTTTTGCTTCACCCGAACATGGGCAAAAACGCAAATACTAAAGCTCTACGCCAAGTTCTGACGGCTGAACTATCTAGTATCTAAACCCAAACAATAGCATCTCCGATACCAGACACTGGACCTGCCAAAGGCCAAAAAGGTTCGATGGACCATGGGCCCGTGTGACTGAGTATATCAAGGAGGATATGTAAGGCGTATATTTTCCGAGCCCTTGAATTTTGGATCAAAATTAAGAACAAAAGGGAGTGAGGAACCTTGTACAAGACTGAGTAGACCCACCAGTTTTGTATGAGTGACCATGGAACCGGCCATGGAACTAGGAGGATCATGGGGAGGTCTGGGGCTATGGACCAAAACGCATCAAACCACGAAACAGCCCCAAACACGAGTTGGGTACAAAAGATGTGTTGAGGCCAGAGCATCCCTACTAAGTGCGTAGCACTTATTTCCCATCGAATCTTCCTCGCCCGCCTTAAAAGAGACGCACAAATATCTTTTAATGGACCAGCTTCGAACAATCGCCGAAGACATATGGTCCTCTTTAGGACCTGGGTACAGTGAGTCCGTGTACCATTGTGCGTTCGAGGTAGCCTTGCGCGACCGTCAGATACCTTACGAGACTGAGCGTATCGTACCCGTGTATTACCAAGGTCAGAACGTCGGACACGTCAGAGCCGACCTCATCATAGACCGTAAAGCCGTCGTGGAACTCAAGTCGGTAAGTAAGATTAACGAGACGTACCGAATTCAGACCCGAAACTACCTGACCCTCTTGGGTCTTTCTCAGGGATACTTGATCAA